TCAAATTCTTATGCGTTGCTTAATCTGCAATTTGCCGTCTTCATGCACTAATACCGACTCCACAGCCACATTCCACAGCTCCTCATCGAATTCTAATATTGGCCCTGTCGACTTGAGCACTTTATAAAATGCATCCAGCTCGTGCTTTCTTGCTCGTCGTTGCTCGCATTGCTCTCCGATCCGTACAATTTGCTCCTCAAGCACCTGGCTTTGAGCCAGAAGCCCCGCATATCGGTCATCATACTCTCTCTGCTCGATCATCGCATGCGCGTAGGCATCAACTAGCTTGCGCATCGACGCGGACACTGCTTCCAGTTCCTTCCGCGCAGCGGATTCCTTTTCTTCCATCTCACGAGTGTCGGTTAGCGTCGCAATCAACATCCCGATGTCAGCCAGCACCTGTTCCTTACTCGCAATCACCCGATTCATCTCAGCCACAAACGCCGCCTTGATCTGATCTTCGGTCACGTGCGACGTTTTGCATGGCTCGCCGTTGTTGTATTTGTGCTGACATCGCCAGATCACGGTGCGGTATTTATCGTTACTATGCCACACCTTCCTGCCGTAATAGCTGCCGCATTCCCCGCAGATAATCTTGCTGGAAAAGCACCCGCTCCTGCCAACGTATCGAGCTTCACGGCGGCGTTTGAGTTCCTGTTGTACCTCGTCAAACACCTCCGTAGTAATGATCGCGGGGTGGCTCTGTTCCACATAGTATTGCGGCAACTCCCCTTCGTTTCGTTTCATCTTCTTGGTCAGGAAGTCTACGCAGAATGTTTTCTGCAGCAGTGCGTCTCCCTTGTACTTTTCATTCGTGAGAATGCTCTCAACCGTACCCGGTTGCCAGCGCGATTTCCCCGCAGGAGAAAAGATCCCCATAGCTTCCAGCCGCTTTGCGATACCAGATGGCATAAGCCCATCTAGGAATAGTTTGTAAATCAACCGAACCGTATCTGCCTGCTCTTCGACAATTTGCGGCTGCCCGTCAGGGCCTTTTTCATATCCAAGAAATTGCTTGTAGGGAAGATAGACTTTCCCCTCCTCACACTTTGCGCGCTTGCCCCAAGCGACGTTCTCGCTGATCGACCGACTCTCCTCTTGCGCCAACGAGCTCATGATCGTAATCAGAAGCTCGCCTTTGGAGTCCATGGTATAGATGTTCTCCTTTTCGAAGTACACTTCTACGCCCTTCTCCTTGAGCTGGCGAACCGCTGTCAGTGTATCAACTGTGTTTCTGGCGAATCGGGAGATGCTTTTCGTTATGATCAAATTGATCTTTCCAGCGAGTGCATCCGCGATCATACGGTTGAAGCCTTCCCGTTTCTTCGTGTTCGTCCCGCTGATACCCTCGTCCGTATAGACTTCGACCATCGTCCAGTCCGGGTTTGCGGTAATCTGGCGGGTATAATAATCAACCTGCGCCTCGAAGCTCGTGAATTGCTCATCGCTGTCGGTTGATACCCGCGCATATGCTGCAACGCGCCGTTTCGTAAGCGGTCGAATCTGGTTTTCACCGAACGCGACTGCTGATCGTTCAATTTTCGTTACTCGTTTCTGTGCTGCTTCCACTGTACATTGCCTCCCTGATTGCCAATGATCTTGCTTTGGCCGCTTGTTTCATTTCATCCGTCCAGCTCTCCGAGCGTGAACGGTCCTTCCATTCCGATAAGGTAGTGGTTCCATCCGTAAATACAAATCGCAGCGTGTTGGCTCCCAATACCTCAATTCGCAAAACCCGTTTGAGAAAATCAGTCTCGTCAAACGATGCGAATCCAAGTGCTTCCGCAGATGCATCCAGCAGCGCCGATTCCGGTATCTGCTTTGCCGGGCATGCGCTCTTTCCGTGCTCTAAATAGGTCGCACATTGCCAGCTTATGCGCTCCTTCGTCGTTTTCCGCTGGAAGTTCTTTCCGCAATTACCGCAGATAATCCTACCGGTGAAGGGATATCGCGCGTTAACTGGGTTGCTGGGCTTATATCGTTCGCTGGATATTTTAAGCATCTCCTGTGCCGCTTGAAATGTATCGATGTCAACAATCGCCGGATGGGACTGTTCCACATAATACTGCGGTGCTTCCCCATGGTTCCGTTTCTTTCGTTTACTCAGATGATCGGTTATGAAGGACTTCTGCAAAAGCGCGTTTCCTGTGTATTTCTCGTTTGTCAGTATCTCGCGGACATGTTTCGCGCTCCAAGCGGCATGGTTCAGCGTTTGCTCCCCAGCCGCATTCAGTCGTTTCGCGATTACGACGCTGGAATCGCCGCTGAGATACCAATCGAAGATCTGCAGTACGATCTGAGCCTGCTGGGGTTCGATTGATACGATATTCCGGTCAATCACATAGCCGTACATATCGCGAAGCCCAACCAGTTCGCCTTGCTTCATCTTCTCCCGTATCCGCCATTTGCAGTTTTCAGAAATGGAGCGGCTCTCTTCCTGCGCAAAAGAAGAGAGGATAGAGAGCATCAGCTCGCCATCCCCTGAATTACTATGGATGTTCTCCCGTTCGAAGAATACGTCCACGCCTCTTTGCTTCAGTTCGCGCAGGATATTGAGTGTATCCAGCGTGTTTCTCGAAAACCTGCTGAGAGATTTTGTGATCACCATGTCGATCTTCCCCGCATAGCAATCGGCAATCAACCGCTGAAACTCTGGGCGCGCGTCCTTCGTCCCCGTAAGTCCTTCATCCGCATATACACCCACGTAGATCCATTGTGGATTCCGCTGGATGTGCGCGCTGTAGTGACTGACCTGCGCCGCTAGGGATTCCACCATAGACTCCTTGTCGTTTGACACACGAGCATAAGCAGCAACACGCTTTCGTTGCGGAATTGCCCGAATCGTTGGTTGTACTTTATGGATCACTCGATTCATTCCTATGCTCCTATCATGTGGCATATTAGCTCTGATCCGGCTGACTATCAACAGATGTTTTCAGCAAGATTCCTCCGATCGGCGGTTGGTGTTTCTTAATCATAATTGCATTGAATACATCGTGCTCAGCCTTCGAAATCAGCCCCCTACGCAGCATGCTATTTGCCGCTGCTATCGAAACGCGATAACGCATCTCCCGTTCAAACTGCTCGGTTGTCATATGTTTTCTTTTTCCCAAACCGCGCATGAATATAGCAGGCATGGCAGCAGTACTTTCTTCGGTTCTTCTCGTAGTCTAAGAAAATTCGGCCGCAGTTAGAGCACTTCGCTTTAACACCGGATTTAAAACTTCGCTGATCCTGATGCTGTTTCCACCAGGCTCTACGGCACAAATCAGAACAAAAGCTTTTATGCTTGCCTGTCGCATGCTGAGCAAGTACCGTTCCACATAGCTTGCAGTGATCGGAATCGTGATTCTCCTCCGTAGCTTCGGTAGGTTGTATCCCTACTCTCTGACAAATCGATTTCACCGTGTTTCGTGAAATACGCAGTTTATCAGCGATCTGCGTATAACTCATCCCGTCGATTCGTAGCTGCAGGATTTCTTCTCGTTCCCGTTGCGTCATATCTCCTCCAACAAGAAAAGGAGCGTCCCGGAAGACGCCCCCATCTCAGCTTCACAATCGCCGTTCACTTCATTCCCGCGATCAGTTGCTCCGCAGCGCCCGTAATGAGCGCGGAGACATCAACTTGAGCGGCTGTCAGCACATCCATCGCGGATGCAGAAAGCTTCGCAGTAGTCTTGTCAAAGAGCAATTGACCGAGTTGTGTGATCTCTTCCTTGGTCAGCCTTCCATCCTTGTGCGCGGCCTTCATGCCGTCCACAACCGTCTGTTTCAGCTCGCCGACTGTGATCTGCGCGAGCTTGATCAGTTCTTGCTGCGCGCGATTCACAGTGTCGAGTTGAGTCGCCTTGCCGAGCTTCGCAGTCAGCCACGCGCCAAACACGCCGATCAGCGCAATAAAAAATGCCGCGATTATGTTCACGGCATTTTCGATCAGGATATCGGCAACGGCGGCCTCGGCGGTTCCACCAGTGTCCGCCAACGCGACGGCGGGTAACGCGAGTAGTACGAGTGCGATCAGTACCAAAATCAGTTTCTTTTTCATTTATGTTCCTCCTAGATTGATGTAGCCTGCTCCGAAGCAAGCTCATGGACAAAATCGTCATATTCCTCTTGCGCGGTTTCAGCTTTCTCGCGTGCGGTCTTCATCTCACCGTTCGTCTCCCCGCGTTCCACAGCGATAGCCGTCGCCAGAGAAAGCGATAGATTTGCATCCTGCATCTTCATGGCGAGCTTGGATTCCTTCGCGCGAATGGCGGCTCGCTTTTCCGCTTGCTTTCGCTCGCGCGTCATGCGCACTTCCAGCAATACGACCAGCAAGGCAAATATGCCCGAGATAATCTCTCCGATATAATCCAATTCCGTTCCCCCACTTCTATTGATTTAACAGCTTGCAGCGACCGCATTTATGCCAGTAACCGCTGCCGCCCTGATTGATTCCCTCCACCACAACGCCGACGTCGCGACCTTTCGCGTGGATCACCATACCTCGCCCCAAATAAAGCCCGACATGCGTTTCATCGTTGGCATTCGTCGTGCTGTTTCGAAACAAGAAATCACCCGCGATCAACTCGTTGCGCGCGACAGCAATACACAAGGCCCAGAGCCCATCGCAATTCTTACGATCATCCCAAATCCCGGTCTCGCGCATGAGCCACGAAAGAAAGCCGGAACAGTCATGTGCAATTAGGTCAGAAAATCCATATTTGTACTGTTTGTCCCGAAACGTAATCGCACGCGCGTACTCGTCGTCCTTCGCCTGAATCTTCGAATCTGACAGGTCAGTTAAGCCGGATGCGCCCCAAACATATAGATCCCCTATCCGCGTCAGGGCAAGTGCGCAGACCGCCTTCGCCTTGTCACTTACAGTCACTTTCGTGATCGGTTCCGCCTTCGTCGTAGTGTCGCCGAACAACGCCGCCCACGTTTCCTTCCCGATCACCCCGTCGACGGTTAGCCCGGATTGTTGCTGAAACCGCTTCACAGCCTCCAGTGTGTCCGCGCCAAATGTCTTCTTGGTTACAGTCGTGATGTGGTCGCCATAGAACCCAAGCACCAGCAGCTTTTGCTTACAAAAAAGCACGTCCTCACCAGACGTGCCCCTCTTCAAAACGCGCGTAAAATCCACAATTTCCTCCGTTACAGATCGAATAGAATTCATGATTTTTTCATGGTTTTTTCTATTTAAACCTGATAAAATACAAGTAGAAAAGAAGCTTGCATGGTATATACCAACCTACCTACCCGGGTATGTCCCATTCCCTAAAATGATTCATACCATGCAAATAAGAAAGGCACTCTTTCCCCCGAATGAGTGCCTTTTATCTGGATCTTTCTTGTTATGATTGGCTTAGCATGATTCAATTCCCAGAATTCCCTCATGCGACCTTTCTGGCATCCCACAGAATTGAATCATGCAATGCAAGGGCGCTCCGAGAGGGGCGCCCTATCGATTTGCTCGATTCGACTCTCTTTGAAAAAATGACCTCACGGTTCCGTCACCCGGAACCATTCGCACCTGCCCTGATATGTCACGCCACTCGTGTTGTTTCGGTGATACCCTACGCCAACGTGGCTGATCGCCGACAGGAAGTTGGATATGGTTTCCGTGTATACCTGCCACCAGAAATCCCCGTCGGCTGACATATCCAGAGAATAGGAAGTACCGACCTTTCGAATTCTCACATAGATGAAGATCGAATCCCAGCCACCATTCAAATACGCGTCGCTGTAGAACGCTGTATTCGAGGTAAGTTTGATCGCCTGTATCCCTGAATATCCACTCCTGCTACACTTCCCGAATACGATTCTTCTGCTGTTCGCACTGTTGTATAGGCAAAGACCGAAGTTAAAGTAATTCGCCTTCGGTCCAAGAACCGTTAATTTAGCGGAGGCGGTGAAATCGCCGGCAGGCGCTTCCTGCACTAAAAGCCTCGTGTGATCCCCTCCGGACAAAATGTCCATTGCACCATATCTACCGTTCTCCGTCCAAGTAGACGTCCCCTGGTTGATCCAGGACCACTTGCCGTCCATGACGGTATCGGTGAACTCATCGTCCATCGGATGCGTTATTGCAGGTGGTTCATCAATCGGATTTTCATAGGTCGTTGCGCTGCCGCTGCCTCCGCTGCTGGCGGTCACGAACTCAAGGCCGCTGCCATCCGCTTTGACGGCGACGACTTTCGTCCCCTGCCCCAGATAGCTGTGCGGTGTATCCGACAGAGCTAAGAAACCGTGCGTGTGGTCTATCTCCGCATATACGCCGGTATGCTGGTGATTAACGTTCGCTTTGGCGGTCAGCATGGCGTTCACTTCCGAATCCGAATAACCGCCGCTGCTGGAAGGTGAAACGGACAGTACATCCGACCCGCTATACTGAGACATTCGCTCCACTTTCTGGTTGAGTTGAATCTCATGCTCCAGCATAGTATCGTGCAATTCCAGCGTATAGGCCAAGTCCCCGGTATCGTCGTCTTCGCTGACCGTGATTCCGCAAACTCGCAGTACACCGTCAAAGCCAGTGTCGTCATAACCTTCCGGCGCAATATTCCAGCCAATCCAATCGCCGATCAGGTAGGACTCAAAGGGCTTCATCCGGTTGCCCCGATCGTCCGAAAACTTCGTTACCGTCCCCTGAATTCCCCATATCGGATAGGCAACACGATTCAGATAGGCCTGACCGTATTCGCTGAGTCCCTCCTGGATGTTGCTTGCCGAAAGATATCCTTCGCGTCTTCCATATGCCGCCTGACTGGCTGAATGTGCAGCAACCGCCAACAGCTTGTCTCCGCCTTCGACGAGTACTTCATTGACCACGCTTTTTGCGTCGATTTGGTTCTCATGACTGACGATCGCTTGACCCGGTCGGTAGATCACCGTCTCGTGCAGATCCTCGCCTTTGGTCTTATAGATTTTGAGCACGAGCTCGGGCGTCATTTCGATATCGAAGTACCCAAGTCCCTCGGTGAACTTCGTCGCAACCTCCAACAGTGGCGTACCAACGTGAAAGGACAGGCTGATATTCTCTGAGAACACGTTCCCCAGGCTGTCCCGATCGTCCTCCCAGTCGACGATCACGTTAACTAAGCCGCCTCGTGCCTGTGCTTCCAGAATCAGCGTTCTAAGAACTTTGCTTGCAGTGCCGAAGAACGGCCGGTCTAGAACTGGCGTACCCATGTCCTCCGGATATACCACAGCCCAGCCGAGCATAGAGAGTACACCTCGTCCGCTTATGTCTATGACCTGCTGTTCGCCGGAATCTACATAATTCGGTTTCCTCGATTCAATGATCCACTTGAATAGCGGATTGCCGTCGAGCTTCACCAGTATCAGATTGTCGTCAGCGAGATATGTGCTATTTCCGCCGACTGCATCGTATCGGCTAATTTTGAATCGTCCGCTGCCGGGGTTGTTGCGCACCATCTGAAACGCTTTACCCCAAGCGCCATCCAGTTGCTTGACTAGCACGTTCGGATTTGCCCTGTCGCAGAGGAAAAATTCGATACCCACATCGTCTGAAGGCAATCCGGCATACACTTCAAAGCCAATGGAGTTGCTCTCTTGAAGCGTCGGCTCTGTCAGCAGAACCTTAATCGGCCCTGTTTCCGCAGCAAGCGGAAGCTGGAAGGTGATCTCCGTCCATGACCATGCGATTACGTTGCATGGTATGTCATTGCTATAGACATACCCGCCGTAGCTTCTCAGATAACGGTTGGTGTTTCCAACATCCACCGCCGTATGCGTATATCCAAATCCGCTGCCCTGTAACGTCAGCACCGAACCCGCCTGTCCTCTGGTGATCGAGATCGAGTCGATTCGCGGAAACGGAGGATCGTCGGTCACGTTCCGTTCGGTGTATAGCGTTCTGCCCGCTCTTAGATAGCCAAAAGCCCAGTTCTCCGGGAAGTAGAGTGCGCGCTTTTCACGCGGCTTTCCGAACCCCATATTCTCCACGACGGATAGCGCGCGCGTCTCCCGCCGTTTCCCGAACTGCCTGTTTTCCAACATTGTGAAAAAGCGCGGCAGCGGAAACGGACCGCCCATGAGATTGAACGTATTCGGTGTACTCCAACCCGTGTCGATCCCAAGAGTCGCATTGACAGCCCGCGCTCTCCAGTACAGGAAACCGTCGTACACATCATATGGCTCGAAGGTCGTCATCTCACCGCACGGCAGCGCCTCCATCGTATTCGAGCGGTAGTTCATACCGCTGAACAGCGTGGTTCGATCGATCTCAATCGTCAGATCGGCCGTTGCGTCCAATACCAGCTGCATCTCCATGGAGCACAGCGACGGCGTGACCTCGATGTCAGAGGTGGCAAGTTCCTGCTTGACCCACAAATATTTGCCGGTCATATCGTCGTTCGCCGCGATCACCGGACATTGCGCGCCGTTGGTTGCAGGGGTATACGACGATGGCGGCGTCTCATCCGTCGTCAGGGCACATCCGATCGTAACGCTCGTCCCAGCAGGCATGTCGCCCAGCGTCCATGTTAGGATTTCGTCTCCATATGCTGTCCCGCTTAATGGGATGGGGCCGACGACACGATTTCCGCTGCCGTAGTAATCAAAGCCGTAAGGTACGCCTTCCAGCAGCTCCACTTCGGAAATCGACGTGTCCGTACCGCTCTGGTTCGAGCTGATGTTAACCCTATAGTATAGATACGAAGCGGGGCTTGCTATCGCAAACTCCTTGCGCTCGTTCATGCTCCATGACGTCACGCCGGACTGTGCATCCAGAACCATCCAGTCGGTTCCGTTATTGCTGCCTTCGAACGCCCATGCTTTCGGGCTGTCGATCAGGTAGGAATCGTTTCTCGCACGAATGGAATAACCGGCTATGATCTTCGCTGTTGACAGAGCCACCGTAAGAACGCCGGAAGTCGTAGCAACACCCCAGCGGGTATTGCTGTTGTTGTCGAACACGCGCCAGCCCTCATATCCGGTTCCAAGGTTCCCGCTGTCAGTTACCGTAACGCCGTCTGTGCTCACCGCTGTCATGAGCGGAACGCAGTCTGCGCCGGGCGTATATCCTTCCGGCGTTGAGTTGGGGTCCCGATCCAGCTGCAAGGCAAATCCATCTGTTTCGCGGGTGACGACGTGGGTGAATATGCCGGTTTCATCGAAATCCGCTCTCGTCAGTTCTTCATAGGTACGTGCCCACTTTGCCGTCAGGGCGAGGCTGCTGGTGATCGATTCATTCTGCGGTGTGATCAGTCGGATTCTATCCGGCATATTCCCTCCTTACGACCAGCTTCCGATCGTTACCTCAAATCGTGGTGCGCGGGGACCCAGCATCTGCGTTGGAGGCGGGATCGTGTTCTTGATCAGTATGCTGTTACTCGTCCCCTGCGGCGCAAGCGAGGTAATGGTCGCCCCCGTCACCCAAGTAGCACCTTCGTCCATGCTGAACGTCAAGTCGACGTCGATCAGGGTTAGCGTCAGGTTGTTGGCGATCTTCGTCGTGCTGCTGTTTCGAAGTTTGATTCGATGTGTTACCGTCGTGCCTTCCGGCCTGTCGCCGAAATCGAGGTCCCGGATAAATTCAGGATCGCCGGATGCATCATCGTCTAGAAACAGGATATCGTCCGGTACTTCTCCTGAGGCTTTAACGCCGTAGATGTGCAGCGCGTAGATATAGATCCGTGAATAATCTGCACCATCAAATGGCGCATAATAGCGAAGTCGCAGAACCTTGATGGCTTCCGAAAACGTGCAGGGCTGAATGCTATCCCTCCATACGTCGTCGTCGATCATCTTTGCCGGTATTGCGCCGTTCGGCAGCGTTGCGCTGATCCAGGTACCGTCGAGTCCATTGGTGCTGTCCGCACTACCCGCGACAGCGATCGAGCCGCTGGCACCGCCGGTGGTATAGACTCTGTGTATCATGCCAAGCCCGGCAATGACGAATTTCTCGGGCAGAAACACCCAAACGGTTCTCACCGCTTCGGTATCATAGGCTTCTTTGGAGATGACGATGCTTGTATTTCCAATTCCATTCAATTGCGCCATCTGTTCGGTCGTCAAAGCCGTTGTAATACCGTTGATATCGTTCCCGTAGTAGACCGAACCGCCGCCCACATCGTATTCAAATCTCCGTCCGGGTAAGGTTGGGTAGGGCATGTTCTGTTCCTCCTAAAAATATGCGGGGTAGTATTGAATCGTTACGCCACCGCCGGTCGTTTCCGTTTCCAGCTCCATGCTGTTGTCTCCGGCGTCCAGAATCATCCAGTAAGCGTCGCCACCATGTTTGACGATCGAGATCATATTCTGATCACCCTGCAAACATGTGAAGTGTTTCGTATCCAGCACAACGGATTCGCCACTTAGAATCGTTCCAATGTACTGAATCCAGACGCCGTTGTTCTGATTTCTCAGAACCGGATTGCTCAGCGGACCTTCCAGCGTGATCACAAGATTCGTCGCCGGCGCGGAGCCTGAATTTGCATGTGTCCATGTCAAGGGAGAGGTCGAAACCGTCCTGACGTTCGCAGTCTTTCCCGTCGCGTAAAAGAACGGATCGGGCAGTTCCAACTCCAACGCAAATTTCGCGTATCCCGGGTTCTTTCGAACGAAATGGATCTCCGCGCAAAGCTCAGCCTGTGCCAGCCGGGTTTCGCCGCTTCGCAACGTCCTGCTCAGGGTATGCAGCCCCGGCTGTCCGATCGCTGTCAGAAAATCATCAATGTTATCGTCGAGGTTGGCCCGATCCGTACCCTTGATCCACATGGAAAGAACGACCTTCCTGCTATCAAAGCGTTTCTTGATCCATCGGTTCCCGTGCTGAAAGGGTACCCGCAGGTCATTTCCACGGAATTTGGGAATACCCACTCCCTCAATGACGGCTTCCACATCCCACTTTCCTCGCGCACTGAGCGGGAAACCGTTGAATGTCCAATTCTCAGGCAAGCTTTAACACCTCCTCTACGCCAAGCCATACGAATGCTTCAGCAACGTCGTTCGGATGCTGCCCGACGCCGGTTCCGGCTTAGGGTTGTTGATCACGATCTCGTATTTGTTTTCCACGTTCCCCGCCTGAGACGATGTGCCTCGTTCATTGGAAGAAGATGGGGATTTCGAGACAGTGGCGACGTCGATATTCAGCCCGTCGAATTTGGTCGGGATCGCACGTTTCATCTCCTCTTCAACGGATCGCATGGCGTCGGTAAAGCCAACGCCTAACCCGAGACCCATGTTCTCACCGATCCCGGCGAATACGGTCGAGGGGCTGTGGATGCCGAGCACACTCTTCGCGCCGTTGATCACGCTGCGGAACAGGCTCCCGATCTTGTCCTGAATCCACTGACCCATGGACTGGATGCCCTGCCAAAGCCCCTGCACAATGTTTTTTCCGATGTTTACAACCGAAGCGATCGCTTTGGAAATGCCATTCACAATCGAGGAAACAACCCTCGGCATATTCGAAGAAAGTTGCGGGATCGAGCCTACGATCCCTTGAATCAAAGCCCCGATCATCCGCTCACCGGCAGAAAGGATCTTCGGCAGGTTTTCGATCAGGCACTCGACGATTGCCACAATCAGTTGCGGCATTGCTTCGATCAACGCAGGCAATGCATTGATGATTCCTTCTATCAGCCCGAACAGGATCGACATGCCTGCTTCGAAGACCTGGTCGATATTCTCCAAAAGCGAGGAGACGATTAGCACGACTGCTTGTACGATTGCGGGGATCAATTGCGGCAACGCTTGTCCGATTCCGCTGACCAGTGCGGTGATCATCTGCACCGCCGCACCCACCAGCAGCGGCAGATTATCGACAAGTGCCCAGATGATCGTCATAACGGCATCCACCGCGACCGGGATCAAATCGGGCAACAGGTTCAGTACCGTTCCAAGCAACTGCCGAAATAGCGACGCCGCCGTGCTCACCAGCGTGGGCAGGATCCCCGATACTTCGGATAGGATCGAATCCAATGCGTCCGGCAGCGCTTTGACGATATTCTCCAGTATCGGCGTGATGTTTGTCATAACGGTTCGTAACGAGTCTGTCATATTCCGCGTCAACGCCAGCGTATCCGCGTTTGCGTTACCGAGTCCCGCCACCCACGACTGTGCTGCCGCTTTCAGCATCCCGATCGAACCGGTGATCGTCTGCGACGATTCGCGTGCAAAGTTACCGGCATATTGCTCCGTGTTTTCAAAGAACATCTGCATGGCAACTTCGGCCTTTTGCGCCTGTGTAGCCGAGCTCCAGGTAAAGTCCAACCCTTTTGCCAGCGCATATGCCTGAATGCTCGTTGCGCTCATGGCGACACCGAGGTTGTCCATCATGGTGAAGTTACCCTTGGCAGCGCCGGTTACCGCTTCCAGTGCCATGGAGGTGTCGATGCCCATGACGGACGCCATATCCGCGGCACGCTGCATGGCCTTTTCGGTCAGTTCCAGACTAGTTTGCTGATCGACACTGACGCCCTGAAACAGCGCGCCCATCTTATTCGCGGTGGCTAGGTACTCGCTCTGCGAAACACCGAGGTTTTTATATGCGTCCTCGCCGGTCTTCTGAATCGACGCGGCATATTCGCCGAATACCGCCTCCGAGCCGCCGAGGTTCTGCTCCAGCGCACCAAACTGTTCGACCACCGCTTTCCCCAGCTGAAACACCGCAACGCCGGCGGCAGCCAGTACGGTACCCATAGCGGCACCTACCGTTCGCAGCACCGTACCTAGCTTTTCAAACCGCTCTTTCGCCCGTTCCGAACGGTCCGCAGCGTCGTTGACTTCGTCGCCAAACCGACCTGCCTGTTTCCCTGCGTCCTGGAACTCTTCTCCGACACCGTCGATGGCTTTTTCGTTGCTCTTGAGCTCCCGCTCCATGTTGTTGAGCTCTGCCTGCGCGTTGTTGAGCTGTACCGTCCACTGCTGCGTTCTGCGATCGTTCTCACCGAACGATTCCGAGGCGTTCTCCAGCGCGCGCCGCAGTAGTTCGATCTTCTCCTTCTGCTCCGCAATCTGCCTGGTCAGCACCTCATTTCGGGAAGTGAGCGCTGTGACACTGCGATCCTGTTTGTCGAACTGTGACTCAACCAGCTTCATCTCGGAGCCGAGCACTTTGAACTGCTGGTTGATATCTTTCAGTGCGGCCTTGAACTCCCGTTCGCCGTCGATTCCGATCTTCAGACCAAAATCGTTCGCCATGTGCTCGCCTCCCCCTCAAAAAAAGCGCAAAAAAAGAACGGCCCGTAGGTCGTTCCTTTGAAAATAACTTCTTGCTTTATTTCTTGACTATTTCTTGTTGAAGCAGCTGTAATGCTTCCCTGTATAATTCCACACGCTTACGATCTTCCTCCGTGATTGTTGTCAATCGCGTCAGATCGGAGTTATGCCTCAGATCTGCAATCTTGACTTTCACTGCGATTGGATCTGACATGAGTTTCTGAATGTACTCCAAATAAGGCACGGATTCGTCATGACACAGTAGCCTCAGCGCTTCAATTTGCCGCTCAGCAGTCCCCCATTCTTGTAGATCGGACACTGTAATTTCAGTGTCTTCCAACACATCATGCAACAGCGCGACGACGCACTCATCCTCTGTCTCCATGGATTCCGCGACGTGCAGCGGATGCATGATATATGGCAACCCGCCTTTATCATATTGGCCACGATGTGCATCCAACGCAAGCAGCGTGGCCCGCTTTGTAGATGGTGTGTAGATCATATGAATACCTTATGTCGATCGCTCAAAATCCAATTTAATATGCCTTTTTCGTGATTGCGATCACTTCGGCAACGACAACCAGCACCATTGCTGCAATTGTGGTAATCATAACAGCAGGATACATGCCGTTAAACCCCGTTGCAGAAACATGCTTGATTACGATCCCGGCATATGCCCACAAGATCACAAGCCCGTAGGGATAGTCCTTATTGCGTAAGATGGTAATGATGCCGATGATTGCGCCGACAGCAATGATAGCAGCCGCCCAAACGACTTGAGACAATCCAAATCCATTCCAACCCACGCTTACCAAAAGCGTGGTCAAGTTCGCTATGGTAGCAACCGTGATCCAGCCAAAGTATATGCTAAAGGGCAACTTGACGAACACTTTTTCTTTCGTGCTCAGCGTTTCTTTTCGAATCGCACTGACGATGAGGACAAGGCACACGAGGATCAGCAGCATGAGCACCATCGAAAGGGCGATGATCCGGTAATGCCAAGAGAAAATCCACACCGTATTCGCGATCGATGATATGGAGAAAATCACGCCGACTTTGTTCATGAGCGCATCGCTCATGTTCCTGTTTTTCTTAAAAAGCCCAAGTTGAAAAACGGTATACGCGGCAAGCAACAAATAGATGACGCCCCAGATCGCGAACGTAATGCCCGCGGGCGCAAACAGGTTCGGGTACGAGTCTGACACGGCGCCTGTACCAATACCGTTGATTGGCAATATGTTAGCCAGTGCATTCACAACGACCATGAGAATAAAGGTTACAGCAGTCAAAGCTTGAATCGTCTTTTTCATATGTGTACCCCCTTTTTCCGTCATTATATCACACTTACATGCTGTTTCCGCATCGCCTTTTTCCGCAATCATAATGGATTTCTCACAAGTGATATTTACAACTTTTATCAGTGTGTTACAATACAAGCAAGAACATCATTTCATCTTCCCCTGATCAATTTTTCTAGGAGGAAATAGCATGAAACGGATTGTATCGATACTATTACTCGTATCCCTCGTCATCTCATTTAGCGGGTGTTCGAACCAGCAAGTCGACATGGTTCAAGCTCCGTCACCACAGCAGCAGGAAGCGTCTAATGCGCCTACTCCCTCTGAAACAGCCGCGCCAACGCCTGCACCGGCGCCAGAACCATACGCGCCAATGGATCTACTCGACAGCGAATTCAATCCATTTGCCGAAGTACCGCTGCCAGATATCTTCATCTTACTCTCGGCGTCCTTCAGCAAAGGCTCTGAAAAAATGGAGGGAAAAAGCCCCTTCCTACTGTCCATCTCTGCAGAAGGCAATATGTATGCGGCCGTTGCCTATATGGCTGACGTGTCGGGTCTTTCAGAGCAAGAGAAAGGCGACCGCTTTGATGAATATTCCAAGAATGGGTTTTGCGAGTTTTCCGCAAAAGACGGCAGTATCGTAACAATCAGGCAGCAGAAACCACACGACGATAAACACGAAAATGGTGCCTGCCTCATAGAGTTGACATATTATGTACCCGATGCAGATCTGGAAAAATACACCGACCTGGTACGCGACAATTACAATATGTCCGCCCTGGCCTCCGTCAAAGATTTCTTCAATATCGAGACGGACTTTACTGAATGCAGCATCGAAGTAGTGCTTCAAAAAAACGAGGCCAATGTTGCCGTGCAATACTATGTTGACGATGCGGATTTGATACAGCAGCGCATCGCTGAAATAACTACCGACGAGTTGCGCGATTGGCACGGGCTTCCGTCCGCTGTTATTCCTTATGGCCTAATCAATAATACCCTAATATTCGACAGCAGGGGTGGCGCCGCAATATTGGTATTACAAACCAGCAATGATCTCAATACCTCGCTGGGGCAGTATGTCGAATCCGAATTCTCCTTAACAAAGTTTGGGTTTGGTTTCGATTCTGCTGGAACGTGCGGTGTATATGAGCAGCACGATCCTCACTATATGAATGTTGCAATCCACAGACCGGAGTGGGGCAGCTTTAACGAAGACTGGAACATTGAATATTTGGATCAGGTTAACGGTTACGGGTTGCGGATCACATATCTTCTGAGCGAGGATAAATATCATATTTCCATAGACAGTAATACCGAAGGAGCCGCATTCGACTACTTTCCTGCCACGAAGGAATATACCGGACAATACCCCGATCCGGATACGTTAACCCGTATGTTCAACGATGCCTTCGGTACACAAGGCGAGGATTTCTATGATAAACCCCTTGCTTATTTCGAGCAGTTGGTACAGGAACGTTTCGGCATGAGCATCGATGAACTTTATGCGCTGCCAAAGCAATAGCAACGCATAATACCGTTACAATATCATTTGATCGTTGACATCTACTGGCAGGAGCATGGCTTCTGCCAGTTTTCATATTCCAACAGGAATAACATCCTCGATTGAGTATTCCACTTTCGTTTTTGCCAGCCCATGAAACTGCTGATACACCTCCCACTGATCCAAAAGAGCGCCAAGCGGCATGAGCCAGACTTCGCGCTCCGGCCGACTCAGCAGAGTCACTCCGTAAAAGAGCAACCGGGCAAACGTTTCTTCATCGCTCACCCGGCAGGCGCGTTTTTTTCCGGTTGCGGTTCACTCTCGACAAATCGCTTGGTCCCGCGCAGCATGGAATCCATAATCGCGTCCTTGTAATCCGACAAATCCGTCGGCGTGGTAAGAAGCTCAATCGCTTCTTCCGTCAGCAGCTCTCGCTTATCCTCCGGATGCTGGAAGTTATGAATCAGGATGCTCTGGTTCGCCAGCAGCGCAATCAGCCAGATCAGTTCGTCCAAAGCGTTCTCGAAATTCTCCGCTTTCATGAGCTTATCACCGAGGCTCGCCAGTCCACCGTAGCGCTTTGCAATCTGTTTCGTAGCCCCAGTGGTCAGTACCAGTTCATATGTCTTGCCGCTAATCGAGATAGGTGTTGCGCGTTCACTTTCCATTTGCCTCTCCTTTACTCCACCGTCGCGGCAAACGTGGGTTCATATACGGCCGTATACCACCCGGTGATCGTTGCCGGTAATACGCTCGCGTCATCTTCATTGACTTCGGCTTTCCACGGATGCTTACCCTGTCCATCGATCTTATTGCGTCGGAAGATCGTTCCTTCGACCGTCGGCGTGTTGAAGCTTATGCTGTCGCCTTTCGTGGCAAGATTCGTTGCCGGAATGCCGAAAATCACGCGATAGAGCCAGAAGTACCGGTACTTGCCGTTGCTCTTCTTTGCTCGAAATCCAACAGCCACCGGCGATGGCATCCCTTCGCCCTGCGAGATCACCACGCCGTTATCATCGATCACCGCTCCAACCAGATCGCCGGCGACCGCAGCCCCGATGTCGTTGATTCCGAGCGAGAGTTTACCGCTCTTGAACTCCTTTACGACCTCTGCGGCTGCATCGTCGGCGAACAGCGTCGCTTCATTCAACTCGATCTCCAGATCCGCAGACATCGCCTTTGCCAGCATCTGCGGCGTGCCGTACGTTTCATCCCCGGCTGAGTCCTCCGTTATCTTGGAATAATACAGCCGGTCCAACCCCACTGTAGCCATTCAGTTTTCCTCCGTTTCTTTTGCGACGTCAATCGCAACGTGAAAATATCCCGTATCGTCTTCACGGCCTATGAATCGCCGATCAGTCACGATAAATCCCGCCGAGAGCAATGCTCGGACAAGCTGGTCTTTCTTTTTGGTATAGTTTCTCTTCGAAAAGAGCGACAACCGCGCTTCCTCGACATTCAGTCCGGGATAGTCGTCACAGTACAACGTGAAATGCTCCGAGATCGGGGTGATCACGACATACTCTTCCGGCGCTGTTCTGGAGAAGACGCCCGTCTCGACCGGAAGCCCTACGCTTTCCACGATCGTGTTTAATTCTTCCAGCATGCTCACTTCACTCCCAGCTCTCCCTTCAGCACGTTCTTCATAGCCTCGATACAGGGTTTTCTGCTGGAAGCCCGTGTCGGCTTTAGAATCGGCTTCGGCGGTTGACCATGCTTTCCATATTCCAGAATGTTTGCCAGCATGGCGTTGCTCACGCTCCGGCTCTCGGAAAATCCTACCTTGACATCAAAGTTACCCTCGTCGTTCACCTTGACCGGCGATACGCCAAGCGCCGTGAGCAGTCTGCCGGTCGAACGGGATTGATACTTCGTATTCCTGCCGATTACGCTGCTCAGGTTACTCTTCATTTTCTCGAATACAACCTTGCCGCCAGCCTCCAGCGCCTTCGGAATAGCAACATCTGTTTTCGCAGAAATCTTCGTCAACTGGTCCATGAATGCCGTTGGAAGCTGTATCGACACCTTAGCCATGCGACGCCTCCAATCTCTTTGCCAACACCTCGAGGTACATCTTTTTTCCCTTTACATCCTCAACGGACGTGATTTCGAACCGTTCACCATCGCACAGAACTACCTGCTCCGTGGTCAAGGTCAGCCCGGGAATCGTCCGAAAGCGGAAGAGATCGGTTGCCTCCGAGAATGCGGCGCGGTTGACCCATTTCTGGGAGCCATGCCGCCCTTCCCGGTATGCCTGTACGGACGCGACGATCGTATCCGTTTTTGTCGCAAATCCTTCCGCGTCCTTACCGACTGTTTCTTCAACAATCGAGATGCGCACGTTCATTTTGCCAAAGCTCACGAACCCACCTTCCAATCCCGATCGAGTCGGAGCAGTGTATTCACCGTGTTCCACACCTGCTGACCAGCCTGTACGTTGTCCGCGAAGAATCCGCCCGTGCTGCCGTCCCGGCTTTCATAAAAATGGGAGGCCAGCATGATGACTGCAGCTTCGGTCGTTGGCGGCATACCCGCCGCTTCGTAAGTCCCGGCGGTCAGGTGCTGATAGCTTTCCGCGTAAGAAACAGCAGCGTCGATCAAGCGATGTAGCAGTTCGTCATCTGCGTCATGCTCGAGGATCAGGTTCGCTTTGACCTTCTCCAGCAACGTACTCATATCGTTATGCGTCCGCCGCCATGATCCCGGCCGCCTTCAGCGCAGCAAGCAGCGTATTGAAATCTACAGTCAGCGCGGCAATGTCTGCCGCGACGCTCGCAGCCTGGTTGGCGGCGATACGGACGACACCGGAACTGTCCGCCGCAGCGGAGGGAAGCCCCGTCACCGAAGCTCCCTCCTGAATCTCCAGCGTGCCACCGATCACCAGTCGATCGCCGCCATCCGTCGCGTAGTTCTTACAGTTGCGGGTCACGTCGCCCACAGGAGTATCCACGATTTCCATGTATACCCTCCATTACGCCTTCTGCTGCAGGACCTTGATCGCTTCCGGCAGGATGAGCTTGCCGTCGAGACGCTGGGACGCGAGGAAGCCTACCTGGCCGGTGGTCGCGTACAGCTCGTTTAGGCGCTTAAACGTGCGGCCCTGACGGTCGGCGATCCAGTAATAGGAGAAATCACCAAATGCGATGGACTTATTCCCCGCCGCGACGGAGGGCATGAACTCACTCGTCACGATGCGGTGGCCGAGAATCGTATCCGGCGCGTTTTCCGTGATGCCCGGTCGCCAGAGATACTGACCGTCGCCGTCCTTCAGCTTGCGCAGCAGCTTCACGGTCGTGTCGTTGAGCACGAAAACCGCACCCTTGCGGTACGGTGCGCGGAGCGAGTACACGAGGTCGATCAGCTCGTCGCCCGTGATCGCGGAAACGCCCGCCGTGGTCACGCCAACTTCCGCGCCTCCGGTGGCATTGAGGATACCGATGGGCTTACTTACGCCATTACCGTTGAGGAACGCGTCCTCTTCCTTGTCGCCGATGCGCTTGCCGAACTGCTCCGACACATATCCTTCGATGTCGAAGATGCTGTCCGATAGCAATTCCTCCGACACCTTGATCATGGTCGCGAGCTTATACGCGCCAAGGACGACCTGCGAGAAGGAATCGTCCGAGAGGGGATAGGTGCCCTCTTCATCGACCCAGTCGGCGGAGCCTTTTGACGCAACCACCGGAATCTTCCGATCTCCGTAGCTGGTCTGAATCACGTGGCAAAGCGGACGCAGCACATTCGCTTCCGTCAGCTTCTGCACCAGCGTCTTTTCGAACTCATCCGGTACAAGATAGCCGCCCTCGCTGTCGGTGCCTTCGACCAGGGAGTTGAGAATCTCCGGTCGCGGATTCTTCGAGCGGATCGCGTTCCAGAACGCCTTCTTATACTCGGCGGTTGCGCGGCCAGTCTTTTGCTCCGTATTGGTTTGCGCAGGTTTGCTGGTCAGCGGGTCGGCGGTGGGCTTGTTGAGCTCCGCGTCCAACGCCGCCTGGCGTTCAAGACGTTCAACCTCTCTACCGAGCGCGACGACCTCGGCCTCCATCTTTTCATATGCGCTTGCGTCCTCGGCGGAGAGCAGTCCATCCGTTCCGCGCTTGACGTCCAGAAACGCCTTTGCGGCATCCCATTTCTTCGCGCGGTTCTCGCGCAGCTGTAGAATCGTATTCATTCATTTCCTCCTTAGTGTGAAATCAAAGAGAGCCGCTGATAAAGCGGCTCCACGGGGTATCTCGATTCGGTTGCTTGGGCAACGAGTGTCTCCTTCGCATCGGTTGGTTTGCTAGTCTGTTTTCTCTGCAACTTGTTCAGCAGCGAATTGGTCGCCGTACGACGGGAGAAGCTGAACACAACATCATCGTGCTTCGCTTGTTTCTTCTCGTCCTCCAGCACACCGTCCGCAAAACCAAGCTCGATCGCTTTATTCGCATTCATCCACGTTTCCGCGTCCATGAGGTGTGCAAGCTTCGCGCGGGACATACCCGTTTTCAGCTCGTATGCGTTGATGATGCTCTCCTTCACCTCATCCAGCATGGCGATGGCTTTCAGCATTTCCTCGCTGTCGCCGATGGCTACCGTCAACGGATTGTGGATCATGAGCAAACTGGTCGGGGCCATGAGCACCTCTGTACCCGCCATAGCGATGACCGACGCAGCGCTCGCCGCAATGCCGTCGATCTTGACCGTGATATGCCCTTTATAATCCATGAGCATGGTGTAAATCTGGCTCGCCGCCACGCAGTCGCCGCCCGGACTATTGATCCAAATAACAACGTCACCCGTTCCGGCGTTCAGTTCGTCCCTGAACATCCTTGGGGTGACGTCGTCTTCAAACCAGCTCTCTTCGGCAATCGTGCCGTTCAATGTCAATGTTCGGGTGCCGTCCTCGTTTCGCACCCAGTTCCAGAATCTTCTATTCAAGCGGAATCCTCCTTCTTGTATTGTGTCCCCGCGAATAGTCCCGCGTCCTCCAGCTTCGTCATGGCCCCGTTAATCAGGTACAGATCGCCGCCCAAATCAGGTGAAATGCGATCGAGGTTCTCGAGTTCGCGGATGTCGTTCGCGCTCATCCAGCCGTTCTGTCGTGCGGTGGCATACCCAGTCATTCGCGAGGCGTAGTCGCCACGTAACAGCCCGTCCACATTGAACTTAATGAAGTACGTCGGCTTCTCGCTTTCGCTGAACAGTACCCGACACATGCTCTGTTCCCAGCGCACAACCCAGGGATCGAGCGTGTATTTGACGAACTCTAGCGACTGCTGCTCGATGTTACTGAACGACGATTTCTCCAAGTCCGCCAGCATATGCGGTGGCACGCGGAAGATGCGCGCGATCTCATTGATCTGGAACTTGCGCGTTTCCAGAAACTGCGCCTGTTCCGGCGCAATCCCGATGGGCGTATACTTCATACCCTCTTCGAGCACCGCGATTTTGTGTGCGTTCGCGCTGCCCTGATATGCCGAGTTCCAGCTTTCCTTGACCCGCTGCGGATCTTTGATCGTGCCGGGGTGTTCCAGTACGCCGGACGGTGCCGCGCCGTTGGCGAAGAACTTTGCGCCATACTCCTCTGTTGCAATTGCTAGTCCGATGGCGTTCTTCGCCATGGCGATCGGGCTGTAACCGATCAGGCCGTCGAACCCGAGTCCGGGAATGTGCAGTACGTCCGAAGGAGAAAGTGTCACCCAGATTGATTTGCCCAATGTTGCGGGATCTTCTACACTCCTTTGGTACGAATAAAAAAGCCGACCGGTTTGATCACGGTCGACTGTCATTTTGTTCGGCATGAGCGGGTAGAGTGCGATCACCTCGCCTCTGGCGTTTCGAATGATCTGCGCGTAGGCGTTGCCCCACAAGAGCAGGTGGCTCATGAGCGTTTCCCGAAACGCGAAGCTCGTCATCTCGGGGTTTGGTTCATCGTGCAGCAGTCGGTAAAGGGAATGTTTAAACGCTTTCTCTTTCCCACCTCTGTCATTGTACCGGTAGACGTTCAGCGGCAAGCCTGCTACGGTCTCCGACAAGATTCTCACGCAAGAATACACCGCCGTCATCTGCATGGCGGTCGTTTCATTCACCGGCTTGCCGCTGGACGTACCGCCGAAGAAGAAACTGTAGCGGCTACCATTGAGAGAGTCTTTCGGCTTGTCACGCGAGTGGAAGATTGCTCGAAGTGGATTCATACGTTTCCTCCATGGAACATTTAATTGACATCCGTAGAAAAATGCAGTACAGTGGCACTTGTGTGGTGTATTTACGCACCATACAATATTTTAATTGAGGTATTTGATGTACAACGACAAGACCATCGCCTGCAAAGATTGCGGACAAGAATTCACCTTTACTGCCAACGAGCAAGAATTTTTCGCCGAAAAAGGCTTTACGAATGAACCGCAGCGCTGCAAAGCCTGCCGCGTAGCTCGTAAGGGCAACTCCCGAGGCGGTTCCCGCGATGGCGGATACCGCGATAACGCGCCGCGTCAGATGTATGACGCAGTTTGCTCGGAATGCGGCAAAGCCTGCCAGGTTCCGTTCCAGCCCCGCACCGACCGTCCGGTCATGTGCAGCGATTGCTTCAGAAGTAACCGGTAAATCAAAAGGCGCATCCATATAAGGATGTGCCTTTTCTTCTTTTTTACATTCTGAATAACACCTTGTTCATATCCCAAACAAAAAAGACATCTACGAAGTGTAGATGTCTTTTATAGTGTTGGGTAGGTTTCTTATCACTTCCTCTGAATCAATCACATAGAGCATTTGCAACTTCTGCAGCTTTGCTAAAATCGTCTTCCGCAGGCACCCAGTTGCATTTGATTTCTGGCATAACCACTTCAAACCCAGCGTCTGTCAGTCTTTCTCGCAGTACCTTTGTGGATTCTCCGCTCCACCCATAACATCCGAAGACAGCCGCTTTTTTATTCTTGAATTTCAGCTCTTTCAGAAAATCCAGCCATCCGCCTACCGAGGACAGAATGTTTTGTCCGACTGTCGGACTGCCAACAGCGATTGCTTTTGACTTAAAGACTTCTGTCATAATATCATTCTTGTTGGTTTTTGACACATTGAAGATCTTCACTTTAGTTGCGGGTGATACGCGCGAAATCTCCTGACCAATTTTGTGCGCTAGTTGCATTGTGCTTTCCCACATGGTGTCGTATACAATGGTAATCTGATCCTCTTGGTAATCCTTTGACCATTCGTAGTATTTCTCCACGATACTTAGTGGGTTCTCCCGCCAGATCGCGCCATGGCTGGGTGCAATGATATCAATTGCGAGATTCAACGCTAAGACCTCTTCGACTTTCCGCTTCACCAATACTGAAAACGGTGTTAGGATATTAGCGTAGTATTTTAGCGCTTCCGCCCACAATAGGCAAGTGTCAGATTCGTCGTTAAACAATTCCTCTACCGCGAAATGCTGACCAAAAGCGTCGTTAGAAAACAGGATGTTGTCACCCGTCAGATAGGTTGCCATACTGTCCGGCCAGTGCAGCATTTTCATTTCGACAAACACCAGTGCTTTGCCGTTCCCGATATCAATGGAATCACCGGTTTTTACAATGTTGAAATTCCATTCCGGGTGATGATACTGTCCCGTCAGTGATTTAATCGCGCTCGCAGTACAGTATATAGGCAAATTCGGAATTCTTTCCATCAGCGCCGGTAATGCTCCGCTATGATCGACCTCTCCGTGATTGATGACGATAAAATCGATTTTATTAAGGTCGATTTCACTTTCCACGTTTTTAATGAACTCATTCGCGTGCGGCATCCAAACAGTATCGATCAGAACAGTCTTCTCTTCCGTGATCAAGTAGGCGTTCTGGCTCGAACCATGTTTGATCGTATAATCCGCCCCATGGAAAGATTCCAACTCCCAATCCGTCTTCCCGATCCAATACACATTACTCTTTATCAACTTCTTCATCGTTTCACTCTCCTGACGGTATAGTGTTCTTTTGATTCATTCCATCTCGGCATCTGTCTTTCTTAGTATATCACATTTTTGCCTAAGCTCTGATCATCACAGAAAATCAAAATGAGAACTTCATTCCCAAGAACACATCCACATGAAACATGAATATCTAATTAGAGAACCAATAACCCTCTTGTATTGTATACGGAGCTGTTCGTTTCGTTTCCGTTGCGAAGCGCCCTATCCAGCGCCATGATCGTCGCAACAGCACCGTCGATTTTCTCGGTGCTTTTTTCTTTGTCCGGTTTGATGTTCCCAGCGGGGTCGGTACGGATGTAGATGTTGTCTATATTCCAGCGAAGCACCGGCTGCCCACCGTGCGCGATCCTCTGTTCAAGTGTCAGCTTCATGAGCTCCTTCGTCGGCGGCGACATATCCTTGAACCCCTGACCAAACGGAACGACCGTGAAACCCATGCCTTCAAGATTCTGTACCATCTGCACCGCGCCCCAACGGTCAAACGCGATCTCGCGGATGTTGTACTTCATGCCGAGTTGCTCGATGAACGTCTCGATGAATCCGTAATGCACAACGTTTCCTTCGGTCGTCAGTAAAAATCCTTGTTTCTCCCAAAGGTCGTAGTTCACATGATCGCGTCGCACACGCAGGGCGATGTTCTCCTCCGGAATCCAGAAAAATGGAAGAATAACGTATTTGTCTGTTTCATCCAGTGGTGGGAAAACAAGAACGAACGCCGTGATGTCTGTGCTGGACGAAAGATCGAGACCGCCGTAGCAGACACGCCCTTCTAGCGATATGGGATCAACCGGAAACGCGCATTTATCCCATATGTCCATTGGCATCCAGCGGATCGCCTGCTTCACCCACTGGTTCAATCGAAGCTGGCGAAACGCATTCTCTTCGGCGGGGTTCTGTTGTGCGCTTTCGCACGCGGCTTTCACCTTGTCGATGCCCACCGTGATCCCGAGCGACGGATTCGCTTTCTTCCATACCTTCGGGTCTGTCCAGGAGTCGTTCTCCTCGGTGCCGTAGATGACCGGATAAAACGTCGGGTCTGTCTTCCTGCCGTCAAGTAAGTCCTTCGCCTTCGAATGTACTTCCCAGCAGATGGAGTTTGTGTTGTCCCCGGCTGTAGTGATCAGAAAGTACAGCGGTTGCATGCGCGCGTCACCGCTGCCTTTGGTCATAACATCAAAGAGTCGGCGGTTCGGCTGGGTGTGTAGCTCATCGAAGATGACTCCATGCGTATTGAAGCCGTGTTTACTGGCGACATCGGCGCTGAGCACTTGATAGTAGCTTCCTGTCGGTAGGTACACGAGCCGCTTCTGTGAAGCTAGGATCTTCACGCGCTTCGCCAGCGCGGGACACAGAGTCACCATGTCCTTAGCGACCTCGAACACAATCGACGCCTGCTGGCGATCCGCCGCGCACCCGTACACTTCGGCGCGCTCTTCATTATCGCCGCAGGTTAAAAGCAGAGCGACGGCCGCCGCAAGCTCAGACTTACCATTCTTTTTGGGAATTTCGATGTACGCAGTATTGAACTGGCGGTATCCGCTCGGTTTCAATGTTCCAAACACGTCACGGATAATCTGCTCCTGCCAGTCGATGAGCAGAAAAGGTTTCCCCGACCATGTACCTTTGGTATGCGAAAGGCATTCAATAAAAGAAACGGCGTTGTCCGCCGCCTGTTTGTCATATATCGAGTCCTTCGCTTTAAACGGAGTCGGTGTATACTTCTTCAGTTTTCGTAGCATCACCGCCTCCTCCTCGTAAAATCGAAACGGAGGCCCACTTGAGCCTCCGTGCCCTTTTTGTTTTGTTTTTCATTAAATGCGGGGCATATGCTGCACCGGGTTCGTAAGTCGATCAGCGGCGGCGACGGCGCCTCACGTTGGAAGATGGGGATTGCAGAACTTCATATCCTGATCATCATGAAACGGTGTAGGGTCGTGAGAACATCGATGTATTGCTCAGCACATCGGTTACAAGCAAAACTAACTGCTTTCCGCTCAACGGTGCATTTCCTTTAAAGGAAAATGCCCCACTTTGATCGGCTAGAACAAATCCGATGGATGTAATTCCTGTCTTTTCGAACAGGTAGACTTCTACTCGTCCAAACGCACAGGTTGTGCCTGAAACATTTGTCCCTGTTGCCGAGGTAATCGTCGGTGCTGCCAGCTCACTATTTCCACCCTCGAGTAGCAGGATAATGTCCTGTGCTTTTTGTCCTGCAAATGCGTTTGAGCGCAGCATATTCCCATCACCAAAGTCCACGCGCAAGATATTGCCCCGCGATTTACCGAACGTATTCCCCTGCACAAAGTTATTGTTCGCGCCATCCTCAAAGTAAATCGCTAGGCCGTCTGGGTTGTCGATATCGTTACCCGCGATATAGCAAGATTGTATGCCGCGGTTGGTGATGCGCATTGAGATCGACCCGCCGTAAATGCGGTTACCCTCTTGCTGCGTATATCCGCCGATGATCGCGTGTTTCTGTCCCATGTTTACCGAAACTGGAGTTTCGTTCGGCAAAGGTTTCCCGTTTGCGTCATACCCTATGATATTACCAAGTACGATATTGTCCGACACGCCATAACCATTTAGCTGCACGCCGTTGAGATTGCCGCTGATTAGATTCGCTTCTCCCGCCCGCGTGCCGCCGACGCGGTGGTTTCCGCTTGTCCACATCGTAATACCATCATGATTTGGAATTGATTTTGTTCCCGTGATATCGGTGCCAATGTAGTTACCAATCACAGAGCAGCAATAGCTGTTGGGGTCGCTGAATACAACGCCGATGCCTGCACCAGAGATGACATTACGTTCTCCGGGTGTCGTACCGCCAATGATATTGTTCATTACGTTGCTTTCGAGAACCACATTGTTGCTAGTCTCTGCCACAACAGCTTTCGTTCCTTTAGCATTAAGGCCAATGAGGTTGCCAATAACTCGCGTTTGGTCACCCCAGCTATCGAAATTGATGAACTGATTACCGCTGATGACGTTTCCTTCACCGGGTACAGTACCTCCAACAGTGACTCGCAGCGCTTCTCCTACAAATATACCGTCATAATTCGGCATCGCTTTTTCTCCGCTGATATCGATGCCGACAAAATTACCAAGCACAGTCTGATCAAAGCCGCCAACTCGAATGCCATACAAACCGTTGCCACTCAGCAAGTTTCCCTGTCCCAACGCCCCACTACCAATATTTCTACTGCCGCCCACAACGTTGCTGCCGCCTTGCAGATCAATCCCGTGCTGTGGGAAATTCACGATCTGCAAGCCCATAATTCTGTTGTAGAAGGAGTAGACGGTCAGTCCGTTTCCGTTCTCAAGTTTGCTGCCATCAAGGATGACCCCTGCATTGCTCGCGTCGATCGTCAGGTGATCCCACGAAATTTCGGGTAACGGCGATTCTAGCGCGATTGAAACCGGTTTGGCTACGGGAAAGACGGCGGGATCAAATGTGATCGTAGTGTTCAGATCAAGGCGTTCCAGTGCGTAGCGCAGCGTTCCTTCTCCGCTGTCAGCTGCGCTGGTGACAATATAGTTGAACACCTCGGTAGGCGTAGGTTGATTGGAGGTCATCAAGTTCAACGAGTAGGGTTCCTCTCCGGTCTTGACCGACAGCACGTTTGAGGCACTATTCGCCGCGTCCGAATCACCAGGCTTCGGTTGTGCATCTCCTTTTTGATAGACGGTCATACCCGCAAAGCTATCGGCAACATAGATGAGCCCGTCTTTTGCAAAACAGTCGTATGCTAGTCCGATCGTCGTAAACGAATCCTTCAGCACCGGCTGGTTCAAATCCGAAAGATCGACGATCTGAATACCGTTGCCGAGGTTCGACAGATACGCGGTTGTCCCATCGATAAAGATATCCATCACTCCGCCAGGAATCGCAAGTTCGGCGATTCTCTTCGGATTTTGAGGATCAGAAACGTCCACAATCCAGATGCCCGGATCTGCAGAGGTAATCACAGTTGTCGGATTGATAAAACGGATTGCTTCTCCACTAGAGTTTTTCTGCAACTGTGAGATCAATCGGAGGTTCATCGGATCGGTAACGTCAATTAATTGCAGTTGCGTACTGCTAGTTGAAATATAAAGTCCCGCAGAGCAATCACCGTTGACTGGATTCTCCATCCCAGTTTTACCCACTACAGCTGGATGCGCCGAATCACGCACATCTACCGCCATATCGTGAAATTCACCTGGAACATAGATCATCCCATCTGCATACGAAATCGAACGAAACGCCGTATTAAATACTGCCTCGTCATTCGGCACGAATCCCAGCTTTTTCGGTTGAATCAGATTGGATGAATCAAAGATGACGAGCGGCTCATTGGATGCAAGATGCGCACTTAGATATGCTTTGCTGTACGCGAGAATTACCTTGTTTGCGTACCCGCCACCTGTATCATACCAATACGTCTCATTGGGATTTGCGGTATTGGCTACATCGAATACGTGCATACCCGAAAGTCCACCTGCAACGTAGCAGACTCCATCCTGCATTGTCAGCCTGCGTCCTTCTAACAAGGGCATCCAGCGACAAATCAGATCAGGATTAGTCTTCTTCGAGAGATCAAGCGTCAATAGTCCTTTTTCACGATCAAGCACAAATGCTGTAGTACCACTGACAGCCCCGTCGAGCACAAATCCGCCCAACGTGTAAGCCGAGAGTCTCACTGGTATTGTAGGAGCAGCTCCATATACCATCGCGCCATCCGCGCCGTCAAGTACCAAGAGATCATTTCCGAATGCACTGAGCGCCATTGCCCACCCGCTGGTTTGTGCGGTTGCAATGTTTTTCGGCACAAGCGGTTCTTTCAGATCCAATACTGCAATACCACCCCAAGCACAGGCTGCGTAGAGCCTGCCTTTGAGTATCTCTAAATCGTATGTGAACCCATCTAAGCTCGTTAGCCCGGCTTCAACCGGTTCTATAGGATTGGTCAAATCGACTGTAAATACTCCGCTTCCGCCGCCAGCAACATATGCAATTTTGTCTGAGATTGCAACATCATACGCATACGCGAGCGGATACGCCTCGGAAAGTGTCTTCAGCTTCGCGGGGTTCGTAACGTCGATAATCTGCACGCCCTGAGGTCCATCCGCGACTATCGCTAGATTATCAAGTAAAGTAACGCTTTCTGTATATCCGCGTGTATCCAAAACACCAAGTCGTAAAGGTTCCTTTGGATTTGTCACATCCAGCACAACCAATCCGCCTAGCCCGCAGGATACGTAGAGCCTGCCCGCGCCATCGGAAGTGATACTCTCAACAAAATCAGGCAGCAACGGACTCGTACCGATCACACGCATCTTCTCTGGAGAAGATACGTCCAGTATTAGCACGTGCAGGCCAGAGCCGATATATAACGTCGTCCCTTCCGTCAACAGCGCTTTGGTAGTTCCACCTGTTTGTCCTACAATCTGCCATTCGTCGTTATTGTTTTCCGCATGCACGCTAGCTGGGATTAGCGCAAGCATAAAAACAAAAATGACCATCCATATTGATGCTCGTTTCAATTTCAATAGACTCATCTTATTGGCCTCCTGCACCGAAGTATTACCACGTTCTCTGAAGTATCGTTCGATTCGTCAACTCATATAATCAGTTGAAAGCCGGAGAGTCGGGACATAATTGAAAACCGTGAATATTTGTAACTACTATTATGGTTTTTATATATCACTATTTATAGAATAAGACAAGCCCCCATGAAATGGGAGCTTATCCACTCGATTACAATGCTTTGTTTGCTACTCTCCTTCGGTCGCGACTTTGAGAATTTCCGTATCGAAGCCCGCCGCTCTATACCCTTCCAGAAGTTTGCTGTAGTAGAAGGCGCTCGGTTTGTTCTGCGGTTTGTCGTTGACTAAAATGTATACAAGCGCATCCACCAGAAAACCATTGTGGTGTACTTTGATCGCAGCTTTTCGATACAGTTCCGGCACTCCGATCCATCGATCAAACGCGGCCTCGTCTTGTGGGGTTATCTCCCATATGATCGCGGGTACGCTATGACCTTTCGTCTTCTCAATTGTCGCAACTGCACTGGCATTGCCACCACGAAACGCGAGTTTGAAATTCTTCAATACCGTTGTGCCAAGCGGCCTTGCTGTCGGACAATGCTTCGCCATTTCGCTACGATTCAAGCCGATACCGTATGCTACAAATACTCGATTACTCATTGTCCTCAATTCTCCGGCACTCATCTTCACCGAATACGACTCCAAGCGAACTACCACAATCCCAGTTCACATGTATCGTCCCGATGTCATCGACCATCGTTACTGTCCCGCAGTCGCCCGACCGCAAATTGGTGTATGGATCGCTCATGCGAATCAGCATCACCCGAGTGCCGGATGCGTAATATTCTTTGAGCTGTTTGAGCCGTTCCGGATGAATGTTCATTCTTCATCACCCGCTTCCCGCGCGGTGCGAAATGCCGCGTTGCCAGAAAGATTCTTGAGCAGGATCTTCCGCGTTTTCTTGTACTCCGCACCGATGAACCCCAGCCGCAGCAGGAAGCAGCGGAAGGCGTATTTCTCATTCTCGACTTCCTGTTCCGTAGCGCTCACACGTTTCTGCGTTCTTGCCAGTTCGCAAAGCCCCTGTACCAGTTGGTAGTAGGCGGCAATTTCCGCCTGATCATCTGTCGGTCGGAACCACCCGAACTCGATCCTGTCAGAGTGTTCTGTGATCGGTAGGCTGTCCGTACCGAGCACCTTTTTGAGCAGGGTTTCCTTGCTCGCGGTCAACCGCCGCAGGTTCTCCATGGCGGTCGGCGTCATGCCATCCTTCGGCAGCTCGACTGCGAGGTGCTCTAGGTCGATCGCCCGAGGGTTTTCTTCAATAGGCGAAATCGCCTCGACCTCTTTGGGTTCTGCGGACTTTGTCGCTTCACCAACCCGTTCACCGATGAAACCATCGTGTGCCAGCTCGCGGATCAGCATTTCAATCTGCGTCTCATCTGTGCCCTCTGGGCAAGTGACCGTTCCGTTCTTGTCGATCGTGTAAGCCCCCACCTGAAACGCGAAGCTCGGCGCGCCGAGGTATCTCGTCGCGTCCTGCAGCACATCCCGCATGACCGCGACCAGTGCCTTTCGTCTGTCCCCCGTAACATTGTACTTGATTTGCATTGTGAATACCTTCCTTTCGATTTGGTAGTCACATACATCACTCTTTCGGGAGTGAGTATCAAGTTAATTATCTGTACTTTTGAGAATATCGTTGTACGGAATCTTTACACCGTCCCTGAAGAGCAACACCTGATCGGAATCACCCACCAGCTCAATGTATCGTTTCACGATCACATCGCAGTACTTTTCATCCAGCTCGATCATGCGACAGACGCGATCGGTCTGTTCGCAAGCGATCAGGGTACTGCCGCTGCCACCAAACGGGTCGAGCACGACGCAGTTCGCCATGCTGGAGTTCTGAATCGGATATGCCAACAGCTCCACCGGCTTCATGGTCGGATGGTCGGCGTTCTGCTTGGGTTTGTCGAACTCCCAGATAGTCGTTTGTTTCCTGTCAGCATACCACTCATGGCGACCCTTCTTCTTCCAGCCGAACAACACCGGCTCATGCCTCCATTGATATGGACTTCGCCCAAGTACCAGTGATTGCTTCTTCCAGATGCAGGTGCCGGAGAGATAGAAGCCTGCTTCCGAAAATGCCTTGCGGAAGTTTAATCCTTCGGTGTCCGCGTGAAACACATAGATCGACGCGTCGTTCGCCATGCTGGCTTCCATTTTCTGAAACGAAGCGAGCAGAAAATCATAGAACGCGGAGTCTGTCATATTGTCGTTCTTAATCTTTCCCGCGCTGCCTTCATAGTTCACATTGTAAGGAGGATCTGTCACCACGAGATTTGCTTGACCACCATCCATGAGAAGCTCGAACACATCGCGTTTCGTGCTGTCGCCGCAGACGAGCCTATGCTTGCCGAGCAACCAGAGATCGCCCAGTTTCGTCATCGCAGGTTCTTTGAGGGCCGTGTCGACGTCGAAATCATCGTCCTGCACGCATTTGCGCTGCGCATCTTTGAACAGCGCATCCAGCTCGGGAGCGTCAAAACCGGTCAGAGAAACATCGAAGTCTACGCCCTGTAGATCTGCGATCAACAGGGAGAGTTTCTCTTTGTCCCATTCACCGCTGATCTTGTTGAGCGCGACATTGAGCGCTTTCTCTTTGTCCTCGCCCATTTCCACGACAACGCACTCGACCTCGGTTACGCCAGTGTCGATCAGTACCTTCAAGCGCTGATGTCCGCCGACGACATGGCCGGTGGTCTTGTTCCAGATCACCGGTTCGACATATCCGAACTCCGACAAGGATCGTTTCAACTTTTCATATTCCGGGTCTCCGGGCTTCAGGTCTTTGCGCGGATTGTAATCCGCCGGAACGAGCTTATCGACCGACAACGTTTGAATGACCATACTGCTTTCCTTTCGACACAATTCTTCGTAGGCCAGCCTGTGCCGCCGGGAGATTCCCCGCGAGCGCCTGTCCGCGCAGCGTCTTGCGCTGCTGGCTCGTCAGGCGGTGATACCGCAGCGAATAAATAAAAGCCTGTACTTCGTCCATACTCATTTCCCTCTGCGAGCGGTCAGTAGGCGCTCCATAACATCGTCCTGCGGATTGGAGCCGGTGTAGTCGGCGGCGCAGTTTTCTTTCACGATCTGGAAGAGCTCATACCAGAGCCGGTTTGTTTGCGCCATATAGTTTTGGCTCATGGCCACATACGGTGACTGGATCGCATTACCGGTCGTTGGATGCTTTGCAAGAAATCCATATTCCGTGATCGCTGCTTCACACTGGATCCAGCGTGCGGCACTCATGGCGTATCGTTCTAACACCTGTGGGGAGACGATGTTCGCACAACCGCGTTCGTTTAACCAGCTCCATGTACGTTCGTAGATCTCCGACGCAATGAGCGGCTTGCCGTCCTTTTGTACGGCGGAGAGCATCGTGCTGGGTTGCGGCATTTTCACACCCTGAAACTCAACAGCGTTCGGAAATTCCACGACGGTCAACTTACGCTTGCCGGGATTGCCATCAAGCATCTTATCCGCAAGTGGTTTTTTCTTTTGACCCGCGCCGGGACGTGCCCCTCCATGACCGTTTGGCATTTCCATTTCCTCCCATAAAAAATAGAGGCCTATTCAACCTCTTGAAACCGCGAAAGTTTGTACACGACCCGACCGCGTTGTCCAGTTGCAAAGGTCACAGAGGTGGAATTGCCCCCACCGGGTCATTTCGTGTGCAATTTCTGTCTTGAGTTGGTGCTTCCGATCGTAATCTTCGAATGGCAGCTCTTACATAGCGCCATGAGATTGCTCTCGTCATTCTTTCCGCCGTTTGCCAGCGGCAGGATGTGATGTACTTCCTCTGCGGCAGTGAGTCTGCCTTCGCTCTTGCACTGTTCACACAAGGGATGTTGTAATAGAAATCGCACGCGGAGTTTTTTCCACGCACGGCCGTATCGCTTGTTGGTTTCCGGGTCTCGCAGGTATCGGTTGTACTGACGGTCGATGGATTGTCTGTGCACATCACAGTACCGGCCATCGGTCAGCTTGCCGCACCCTGGGTAGGAGCAAGGACGCTTGGGTTTTCTCGGCATCCTGTTCCTCCTGTGCACGGAAAAAGGCCCTCGCGTTTTCGCGAAGGTCCTCGATCCATCTTTTGCAATTGTATTATCTCACAGGTTGCAGGGTGTCTTTCAATGTCTTTTGCTGTCTAATTTACAAATTAAGCGATTCCAGCGCCTGATCATGTAGCTTATATAAGTATCTCAAATCGTATCCCAGTTCTACCGAAATCTCTTCCCAACGCTTGAAGCACAGATACCGCAGTTCCAGTATCGTTTGATACTCCGTGTTCTCCACTCGCTTGATCCGCCGTGTGATGTCCGCTTTGAGATCAACGAGCGTGTCAATCTCCATGTTGATTTCATTTTCTAGGTCGACAATCTTCGCGATGGTATCCTCCATGCTGTGCGGATTGGGTGTCGCCGCTTTCGGCGCGCCGGACAGTATCACATTTGTTTTTTCAAGCAGTTCTCGCAGATTCATCACCATTGCGAGCTTGCTATTGATACGCTGATCAATCCGATAGGCCTGCGATAGATATTCCTTCGTGTTCAT